GACTTCTACGGCACAGCTGTGACCATTCCTGGTCGCGCACTGATGACCGAAGATGAGTTCTTCAAGGGTGTGCTGTACCGCATGGAGCTCAACACCCAGATCACCCGCCGTGGCAAGACCGTCTACCGCGAAGGCGTCGAGGCTGGCCTGTCTGAGACAGACGCCATGGCCAAGGCATCGCTTGAGATCGAGGGTCTGTTCCAGAACCCACCGCGTGATCTGGATGAATCAGCCATGCTGTTTGCGCAGAAGGGCACGTTCACTGCTGAGCTGCCCCCTGCATTGAAGAACCTGCAACAGGTGTTCAACCACCCAGCGCTCAAAGTGATTGTGCCGTTCTTCAAGACGCCAGCCAACATTGGCCTGCAGGTGATCGAGCGCACACCGTTTGCACCGCTGTCTTCGCAGTGGCGTGAAGAGCTGGCCAAGGGTGGCATCTACCGCGACATGGCCCTAGCCAAGGTCACGCTTGGATCAGCAGTCCTGGCTACCTACGCGGCTCTGTCTGCAGAGGGTCACATCACTGGTCGCGGCCCAGAGCGCAAAGCAGACCGCGAGGCCCTGATGCGCGACGGCTGGATGCCCTACTCCATCAAGGTTGGCGACACTTACTACAGCTACCAGGGCATGGAGCCAGTCTCAGCGCTGATGGCCATCGCTGCCGATTACGCTGAGTATGCTAAGCATGAGCCCGATGCCAGCAAAGTGGAAGAGGTGTTCCTGGGCGCGACCTATGGCTTGTATGAATACCTCAAAGAGCAGCCCTATTTGCAGGGTATTGCTGACGTGGCCAAGCTGATTGGCACCAACCAGCAAGGCGCTGTTGACGGCAAGAAGGTTGTTGACGGCCTGGTCAAACAGTTTGGCGGGTTCGTCATTGGCGGCTCACCAGCTGGCGTTTACAGCTCCCTGGTCGCTGGTATCTCACGTCTGTCTGACCCAACCAGGAAAGACACACGCGCCGACCCCGAGCTGCCCATGGGTGTGCGCGGGTTTGTCGAGGCGTTCAACAAATACAAGTCACGCCTGCCCTACTTCAACTCCGATCTGCCAGAGGCATTGAACCTGTGGGGTGACCCGGTGCTGACATCGCGTGGCAACCCCATGGAGCTGGTGCTGCCGACCCGCGTCAGCCCTGCTCAGTTCAGCCTGGTTGACGACGCCCTGGTGCGCATTGGCTCACCCGTTGGCATGCCCGACAAGAAGGTCGATGGCGTTGAGATGACGGCTGAGCAGTACAACCGGCTGCTGACAATCTACGGCAAAGAGCTGCCATCCAAGCAAGGCATCATGGACGTGATGATGTCCCCAGGGTTTACCCTTCTGTCATTGGATGACCAGCAAAAAACCGTGCAGTCGGTTCACAGCAAATACATGCAAGCAGCTCAAAGCCAACTCAAGCAAGAAGACCCTGCACTGCAGGCGCGGATCGCTGAGCTGCAAGAGCTGCGCAAGGCCAATGGCCTCTACTACAAACCTTAGAAAAACCGTACAATTTCCATTAGGAAGGATTGAGTTATGCCGATTCCAATTTCAAATGTAACCCGTCGAGTTGTATACGCAGCCAGTGGCACTGGCCCGTATGCGTTCACCTTTGAGATTCTGGCGAACACTGACATCGCCGTCTACAGGGACGACACGCTGCTGACGCTGACCACCGACTACACGGTGACCATTGCAGCAAACGGCACCGGCTCAATCACCCTGGTGGCCACACCCACTGGTGCGACACAGATTGCCATTGTTGGCAACCGCACCATCCAGCGCACTACAGACTTTGTGACTGGTGGCGACTTCTTTGCCAACACGGTCAACGATGAGATGGATCAGCAGACCATCTTTGCGCAGCAGAATGCCGAGGGTTTGCAGCGTGCATTGAGCGCACCGCAGACTGACCCTACTACCATCAACATGACATTGCCCCGTGCATCTGTGCGAGCTAGCAAGGTGCTGTCGTTTGATGCAACTGGCAACCCTGCAGCCACAGAGTTTATTGGATCTAACCGCGGCAACTGGGCAAGCGGCACGCTGTATTACGTCCGAGACATCATCAAGGACACAACCAACAGCAACATTTGGCAATGTATTGTCCAGCACACATCATCTGGCTCACAACCCATTGGCACCAACGCTGATGCTGCCAAGTGGACGCTGCTGGTGGATGCCGCAGCTGCTGCCACAAGCGCAACCAACGCAGCCGCATCTGCCTCAGCTGCTGCCACCAGTGCATCAAACGCTTCTACGTCTGCAACTGCTGCATCTGGCTCAGCCAGTACAGCAAGCACCCAGGCAAGCAACGCTTCGACCTCTGCCAGCAATGCTGCAAGTTCTGCCAGCGCTGCATCGAGTTCAGCTAGTACGGCTAGCACAGCAGCCACAAACGCTGGCAACAGCGCAACAGCTGCTGCAACAAGTGCAACAAATGCAAGCAACAGCGCAACCTCGGCCAGCACCTCGGCCAGCAACGCAAGCAGCTCAGCATCGGCAGCCAGCACGTCTGAATCCAATGCAAGCACATCTGCGACTAATGCTGCCAACTCAGCAAGCACTGCTACCACCCAGGCGACCAATGCGTCAACCAGCGCAGGCACAGCCACCACGCAGGCAACAAACGCTGCCAGCTCTGCTACCGCAGCCGCTGCTTCTGCTGCTGCCGCTGCTGCCAGCTTTGATGCATTTGATGACATCTATCTGGGTGCCAAAGCAAGCGACCCTAGCGTAGACAATGATGGCAATGCCCTGACCACTGGCGACCAGTATTTCAATACTGTGGCTAATGAACTGCGCGTATGGAATGGTTCGGCCTGGCAAACTGCATCTACTGTTGGCGGCACGGTAACAAGCATCAATGTGACTGGTGCAACAACTCTTGCGCAGAACCCAACATTGTCTGCTGGCACAGCAAACGGAGTTACTTACCTAAACGGCTCTAAGGTCGTTACAAGTGGCTCTGCATTGACATTTGATGGTGCAATCCTTGGTGTCAACGGAGTTTCTGTTGGTCGTGGTGCTGGTGCTGTGTCTACCAATACTGCTGTTGGTGCTAGTGCTTTGGCGGCTAATACGACTGGAGCAAATAATACAGCTGTTGGTGAAACTGCTTTAGATGTCAACACATCAGGGTCATTAAATGTTGCTGTTGGCGCAAATACTCTTGGTGCAAACACTACTGGAAGTGAAAATTCCGCAATCGGTGTGTCTGCATTGGCATTTAATACAACAGGCGCAAACAATACTGCTTTAGGTAGACAAGCACTTAACCAAAACACAACAGCATCAGACAACACCGCTGTAGGTTATCAATCTCTGTACTCAAACACTACTGGAGCATTTAACACAGCTATTGGTGGCAAGGTAACAGGGTATTCAAACCCCACCATGTATTCCAATACTACTGGTTCTAGTAATGCCGCAGTAGGTGCGGGTGCTCTTACATCCAATACAACTGGAAATAACAATGCCGCTTTTGGTATGGATGCCTTGCGGGGGAACACCACAGCATCTAACAACACTGCTGTAGGTTATCAGGCGGGGTATAGCAATACAACAAACTCTCGTAGTACATATATTGGTAACGTTGCTGGTTACACTGCTACAGGAGAAAGCAACACCGCTGTTGGCTCTCATGCTGGTTTCTACATGACAACTGGAAACAACAATACGCTTATTGGTGGGCGTTCGGCTACAGGCTCAAATTCAGGCGCTGGTTTTAACTTAACAACTGGAACGTATAACAACTTCTTTGGTAGTTCTGCTGGTGGCGAAGTTACAACTGGCTCTAAAAACACCATCATTGGTAACTACACAGGCAACCAAGGTGGCCTAGACATTCGCACAGCAAACAACTACATCGTGCTATCTGATGGGGATGGGTATCCACGACAAATAATAGACTCATCTGGTAATTTGCTAGTGGGTAAGACAACTACAGCCGATAATGCTGCTGGCGTTAAAATTACTCAAGGTGGTTTAATAGTTGTTGGTCGTGTAAATGCTGATCCGCTTGCCACTATTCGGTTTGATACAAATGGAGATATTGTTACCTTTTACCGAGGAACGTCTGGTGTGTCAACTACGCAGGTTGGCTCTGTATCTGTAACTACTACAGCAACAGCCTACAACACTTCATCCGACTATCGCCTGAAAAACTCTATTGCACCAATGACGGGTGCATTGGCTAAAGTTGCTCAACTTAAACCAGTCACTTATAAGTGGAATGTAGACGGCTCTGATGGTCAGGGTTTTATTGCTCACGAATTGCAACAAGTTTGCCCTGATGCTGTAACTGGTACAAAGAATGCTGTTGACGAAGAAGGAAAGCCTAAGTATCAAAGTATTGATGTTTCATTCTTGGTAGCAACTCTCACAGCGGCAATCCAAGAGCAACAAGCAATCATTGAATCACTCAAGGCTCGCTTGGATGCCGCTAACCTGTAAGGAAAACATCATGGAAAACATTGAAATTACCGCAGAACAAATTGCACAGCACTACTCTGCTGCAATGGACAGCGTGGCTCTGATTCAAGCAGGACAACCTGAAGGCATGGAAGACTCTGAGTGGGCTGACTGTGTTGCTCGTAACAAAGAGCATCTAGTCATTATGTTGGCTAAAGACTTCTGGACAACAGAAGACCTAACAGCTATTCGTGCAGCATCAGTATAAGCAATAAGGCCATAACATGGAACAGCACACCGCAGAAGCCGCATCAGCAATAGCTGGTAAAGCATCGTCTGTAGCTACTTATGGTGGGGCTACAAGTGCTATCTTTTTTGGTTTAACAGCCAATGAGTTTGGTGCGCTTTGCGGTGTTGCAATCGGTTTTATTGGTCTGGTGGCTAATATCTGGTTTAAGTATCAACATCTACAAGTTGCCAAAAAAGAGGCAGGATTGAAATGAGTTGGGTGCTTGTACTGGCATTAAAAGCTGAGTACAGGTGCGTAAAGTGGACATGGACAGGTGATGTGTACAACCGCAAAGTAGTATGCCTTGAATGGCAAAAGGTTGAGAGAAAGTGATTGACCCTGTAACAGCATTGGAGGGACTGCAAAGCGCAATAGCAGTTGTAAAAAAAGCCGCCAAAATTGCAAATGATTTGGGTGGGTTAGCTGGCGTTGTTGGAAAACTCTTTGACGCTCGTAGCCAAGCAACTAGGGCGATGGTTGAGGCTAAAAGGTCAGGCAACAAATCTAATTTTAGCGTTGCCATGCAAATAGAAAATTTGTTGATGGAAACGGCTAAGTTGGAATCTCAGCTTCAGTTGCTTTACATGCAGACGGGCAATATAGACGTATGGAATAAGATTAAAGCAAGAGCCGCAGAGATGGACAGGGATGATGCCATAGCTGCTCGTAAAGCCAAAGAAGAAGAACGAAGGAAAAAGGATTTAGAAGCAGAACAAATGCAATGGGCAATTGCCATTGTCATCATTGTGATGTTCGTTGGTGCTGTTGGCTGGGGACTTACACAAATTAACGAACTATGTGCTACAGCAAGGTGCGGTAGGTGAATGAGTACCAAAAACAAGCAGACAAATTTTTTAAAATATTTGCTCGACTTTATGTGGCATATCTGGTGATTGGTCTGCTACCTCACTTACCTGACGAATTGGCGGGGAAAATTGTAGATAAACTTCTTGGAATGATTGGACTGTAATGCTTTCACTATTCTCTACTCTTGGCGGCTTGCTGATCTCTGGCTTGCCAAAGCTGCTGGACTACTTCCAGAACAAAGCCGACCAGGCACATGAGCTGCGCCTGGCACAGGTGCAGACTGAGCGCGAGCTGCAGCTGGCGGCTGCCGGGTTCGCTGCCCAGGCCAAGGTCGAGGAAATACGCACCGACCAGATCGCCATGCAGACTGACGCGCAGATGACTGAAGCAGCGCTCAAGCATGACGAGAAGATCATGGAGCGGGCCAGCACCTGGGTGGTCAATTTTGTTGGCACCGTGCGCCCAGTGGTGACGTACATCTTTGTGCTTGAGCTGTGCGCAATCAATGCTTGGATCGCCTACTACATATACACCCGCCCTAGTTTGGTTACAAACATGGAAGACTTGATTCGGTTGACCGATATTTTGTTCAGCGCCGATGAGATGGCCATGCTGGGCGGCATCATTGGCTTTTGGTTTGGCTCGCGCAGCTGGAGCAAGAAGTGAAGTTGAGCAAGGCCGGCGCTGATCTGATGCACCGCTATGAGGGTTGCCGCAACCGCCCGTACCTATGCCCAGCTCACATTTGGACAATCGGATTTGGGCATGTACTTCAGCAAGAACAGATCAGGCTGCCGATGGCCAGGACTGAAAAGTACACGGGCATGATTCGCAAAGAGTTTCCACTGAGGGAGGAGGACAACCGTGTCTGGTCACAAGCAGAGATCGATCAACTATTCGCACAGGATGTCGCAAGTTTTGAACGTGGTGTTTTACGACTTGCTCCCAATCTGGTTGGTCATCAAGGGGCTTTCGACGCGTGCGTCAGCTTTTCCTTCAATGCCGGACTGGGTAATTTTCAGCGCTCTACCATTCGCATGAAGATTGGCCGCGAAGACTGGGAGGGTGCAGCGCAAGCCTTCATGCAATGGACTAAGGGCGGGGGCCGTGAGCTCCCCGGCCTGGTCAAACGGCGCAAGGCTGAAGTTGCGCTATTCCTGAGTGACGAAACTACTGAGCAGCTCCAAGAGCATTGATGCGCTTCTGGTAGTTGGCTGTGTGCCTGATCCGCTTCATGGTATCGATGCGGCCAATGGTTTCCTGGTTGCACTCTTTCAGCTCCTTCAAGATTGTCATGCGCTCGCGGGCTGGTCGCTTGCCTGCCTTCGCGGTCTTCTCGGCCAGCTCTTCGTAAGCATCTGCCCACGCTTCCAGGGTGTCATGCACGCTGTAGGGCTGCTCCTTGCCTGGCACGCGCACAGCAAACCCGATGGGCTCCACCTCGCCCAGGTCATCATCTTCACCAGACACCCGCTCGACCAGAGGCTGCAGCTCAACATGCTCGACCACTTCGACCACCTCGGCCACTTCCGCGACGGGCTCTAAGACCTCTGGCTCAGCTGGCGCTTCCAACTCCACCGGCTTGGCCACCATGTCGAGGGGGTTTGCAGGGGCCTGGCGGGGCGCTGGAGCGCTTTTCTCTTCTGCAGGGTAGTCATGGGCCTCTTCGGCTGTGATCAAGCCTGTAAGAACGTCGGCGAAGGCATCGCGCAGTGCAAACCCTCTGGCACGCATCTGCATCATGCGCTTGGGGTATGCCTGCCATGGGCCTGTCTTGCCCCATAGGCCAGCTCGCTTGGCATCTTCAACAGAGAACTTGAAGATCACGGGCGTGCGTCCCTTGCGCTTGGCAACGCAAACAGCCACGGGGTTGGGTGTGCCTTCGTTCTCAAAGTATTCCTCGATGTTCTCGCACGTGGGACTGGCCTGCGCCAAAGCCATGAGTGAGTCGCCATACATGCTGGGCTTGCCGTTGATCACAGCAATGTTCTGCAGCGCTTGCATGGGTGCCATGCCCATCTCATAACCCCACTGCAAGCAGACCAGGACATCATTGGGTTTACCCTGATATGCCCTGGGCACCATGCTGGAGCTGGCCAGCATCTCGCTGAATTGAATGGCCTCTGTGAGGGTGGTTGGCGCGAAGCCGCGCTGGTTAGTGGTTGTGAGTTGCATTCTGTTCTTCCTGTTCGATGTACTGTTTCATGGTTGTAAAAATGAGGTCGGCCATGGCATCAATTAATGCCTCGGCCTCCTCTTCGGTGCAGTCTGTGGCATTGAGTATGGCCACAACAGCCTTCTCAAATGCTTGCTCAATGTCTAGTGGTAAATTCAAGTCAGCTCCTTAATGGTGATTGACGATTGGCGAATGCTGTATGCAGCCTTGCCAGGAACTAGGCGCTCAGCCGTGGCTTTGTAGTTTCGCATTGGCCAGCTGATGACGTACTGCCCTGCCCTGCCCTTCTCTGCCTGGCCCAGCTGCGACTTGATCAGCTTCTCTGCTGTTTCGATGTGAGCCTCGGCTGCCCTGATGGCGGCCTTGTTTTCCAAGATGCCCTTGGCCAGGTCGGTCACGCTGCCTGGCAGCTCGATCTCTTCTTTGCTGGCAGCCTGCGGGTAAATGCGATCCAGCTCTTTGCTGCTGGCCGGTGGATACCAGTCGATCTCAGCGCTGCGGCGGTACTTGTCCAGCTTGTTCTCAAACTGCAGCACGGCCTTGACAATCTCCTTCTGGGTGTCGTAGTGCGGGCCGAACAGGAACACGCGCAGCTCGATGCCCTGGTACAGCACGCACACAGCGCCCCACTTGTGGCCGGTGACCAGCATCTGGCCTTGCAGCTGGATCGGGCCACGCGCCAGGTGAGGCACGTCCTCTGGCATGGTCTTGGTCAGCTTGGCTTCCAGCACGCCTGGGCCATCGAGCACAATAGAATCCTGGCCAACCACAAAAATGCCCTTGTCGGGGTCGGTGGTGATCTCCTGGCCGGTGCCATTGCCAACGCCGTCCAGACTGCACGACAGCGCAACGCTGCTGTGGGTGTATGCCTGGTTGATCTCGGTGTTAAATTCGGTGATGCCCAGGCGCTTGGCTGCCTCGGTCAGGATCACCGGCTCTAGGGTGTTGCCCCAGCCCATGGCTTCGTTGCCAATGTCGGGGCGTTCTTTGCCATCGATGGCGTTGATTGAGAACTGCAGCTCATCATTGGGCGTGCTGTACTTGCTAAAGCCCATCAGCCCCGGCAATCTGCTGGCGCTCATTGACTTGTCATCGGTTAATTTTCCGGCCATGGTTTACTCCTTTGTTGTTGCAAGAGAATACACACGCACAATCCGCGCATGTGCTTGAGGATGGACAGCTTCAGTGAAGCCGACCGTTGTAAATTGTTTGGTTCTAAATACGGCGCCAAGCACCGATGGATGTACGCCTGATGGCACTTCGATGAACTGCCTGATGTCATTGATGGACACCCGGCCCTGCTGCTTGCACAGAACCACGGCCAGCGCCCGGCACCGTTCTAAGAACTGGTGATCACGCTGCTCAAAAATATCGAGCTGGCGCTGCTTTATGTCGCGACCAATTGCCTTCATGATTGAATCTTTTCAACCTGTTTGGCCATCAACCAATTGTCACCAAGCCGGCGAACAGATCGCACCCATTGGAGCTGGTACGAGCGGATTACGGCAGGCGGTGCATCGTAACCGGCAAAGATGCGGCGAACGTGAGTCAGGAATCTGGTATTCATGATCAGCCCCTCCATGCCAACAAAACACCCCAGCCACCAAAGACCAGGAACGTGCCCACAACATAGGCTGCATCGATTAGTTTTTCTTTCATGCTTCTCTCCTTAATTAAGCTCTTGCGAGCAAGTTGGAAACCTGGCTTGCGTGCCAGACTGTGCCGCCCCTGGCGGTTTCAATGCCACGAGCTGACAGCTCATTGGCAATGTCTCTGAGGGTGGCTGCACCCAGGCGTGCCTGGATGTCGCGCACCATTGGCAGCATGCGTGCTGCATAGGCGTCTGCCTTGGTCTTAATGCTGGCCACACCAGCTGCGCTGCCAACTTCTGGCGTTGGGCAACCCAAGCGTGTGCCACGGGCCTTGGCTTGTGCCAAAGCAGCCTTTGTGCGTTCGCTGATCTTGCGTGCTTCCCACTCAGCAAACACTGCAGACATTTGCAAAAACGTGCGGTCAGCTTCTGGCATGTCAGCGCACACGAATGGCACGCCAGACTCCAAAAGGCCAGAGATAAAGTGGACATTACGAGCAAGGCGGTCGAGCTTGGCAATCACAAGGACTGCCTTTGTACGCTTGGCCAGGCTCATGGCTTGAGCCAGCTGTGTGCGATCGGTCTTGCGGCCAGACTCAATCTCTGTGAACTCAGCAACCAGCTCCTGGTCACCGACGTGTTGGGCAACAGCCTGGCGCTGTGCATCAAGGCCAAGACCTGACTGGCCCTGGCGGTCTGTTGACACTCGGAAGTAAGCTACAAATT